TTGAAAAAGTACATACCTGCCGTGATCGGCATAGCTTTAACGACGTTTGCGGTCTGGGGTGTGCTGTACGGTACGATGCTTGCCGTGGTGAGGCTGGTGTTTACGATTGCGCTGTTGTGCGGAATTTGAGGAGGGGAAGCATGACGATCCACGAGTTAAATCAACTTCGCTATCTGGATAAGGAAATTCAACTGCTGCGCGAGCGCCTTGCCGAACTGCGCGCGGAAGCGGAACGGGTAACGCCGTCCGTCACGACGTACATAAACGAGAAAAAAGAGACCTGCGTGCTCCCGAAAACGGGCGGCGCAGGTCTATGCCGAGACAAGATGGCAGATATGGTCGCGGCGATCATCGAAGAGGAACAGCAACTTGAAGAGCTTTGCGAGCGCCGTCGGCAGGAAAAGGCGCGGCTGATGCAGTATATCAACGACATCCCCGACAGTTTAACGCGCCAGATCTTCATGCTCCGCTTCGTAGACGGCAAAAGCTGGAACGCCGTGGCGGATGAAATTGGAGGCGGAAATACGGAAAACAGCGTGCGCATGAAAGTATTTAGATATTTGCGAAATCCATAAACTTGTTCGATATGTTCGGTTTGTATGTGATATTATGATAGTGTAGAGAATTAAAACAAAAAACCTGCCGCAGGCATTTACGGCAGATTTTTTGCGATATTTGTTTTCCCTGTTATCTTGCAGGTAGAGCGAAAGGGTTGCCAACGCCTTTCGAATACCATATACAAATGCCTGTATACTTCTGTGGGATAGCACTCACTTACGCAGTTATCGTTCTGCTTTGTTTCCACGCCCTACATGCATCGTGCTTTGCCAGTACAGGGACAGGGCGCTCTCAAAAGTTTGGTCAAATTACCAACTCCTTTCAGAGCGAAGTAGTAGTTATAATTTACCACATAAGCGCCTGAAAGTCAAATGATTCTCTTTTTGCCTTCGGAGGATAAATAATGCGCTGTCCGTACAACTACAAATCCGAAACGACCTTACAGGTTTGGGAGCAAAACAGCGACGATAACCAAGTGCTGACGGACGGGAGAACAACAACGCGCATAGAGTATGAATACATGGAGTGCGGCAAAGAGAGCTGTGCCGCATGGCATGACGGCAGGTGCCAATACAAAGCATAGATTACACAGCGCCCCCACGGGCGCTTTTCTTATATCCATTTTTAGGGGTGGTGATCGTGGCAAAGCTGACAGATAAGCAAAGAAAAAAGATCATCGCAGAGCGTGCGGAGGGGCTGTCTATTCGTGCGCTTGCGAAGAAATATCGTGTCAGTGACACCACAATTCGCCGCACGTTGGAAAGCGACCCGAAAATGGCGCAAAAAGTCGCACAAAAAAAAGAAGAGAACACCGTTGCGGTTCTCGCCTATATGGACGGCAAGAAAAAAGACGTGTGCGAAATCCTCGACAAGCTGCTCGAAGCGGTCAAGGACGACGAAAAGATCGCCAAAACGCCGCTTGCGCAGCTTGCGACCACGATCGGCATTCTCATTGATAAATTCACAGCGGCGGAACTGTCCGGGCGCGGCAGTGTAAATGCCGAAAATAACCTTTTGACCGCAATCCAATCCGCGGCGAAAAACATTCCCGTGACGGCGGTGACGGAGGATACAGATGCAGTACAAGACGCTGAGTGACAAGCAGCTTGCCGCCATGCTGTGGTGGTCGATGGATGTCTACAAAGACCTTGACGGCGTGCTTTGCGACGGCTCCGTGCGAAGCGGCAAGACCATGTCCATGTCGGTCGGTTTCGTACTGTGGAGCATGAGCCGATACCGCAACCAAACCTTTGCCCTGTGCGGCAAAACAATTGAGGCGCTGCGGCGCAACGTCGTGAACCCCTTGAGGACTTGGCTCGAGGGGCTTTTTACTGTCCGCGAGCACCGCGCGCAGAATTATATCGAGATTTTCTGCGGCGATACCGTCAACCGTTACTATCTGTTCGGCGGTAAGGACGAGAGCAGTGCCGCGCTTATCCAGGGCATCACGCTTGCGGGCGTTTTGCTCGACGAGGTCGCGCTCATGCCGCGCTCGTTCGTGGAGCAGGCTTTGGCGCGCTGCTCGGTGGCGGGTTCCAAGTTCTGGTTCAACTGCAACCCGGAAAGCTCGGAGCACTGGTTTTACCGTGAGTGGGTGCAAAAGGCAAAGGAGAAGCGCGTTTTGCACCTGCATTTGACGATGGATGACAATCCGAGCCTTGACGAAGCGGTAAAAAGGCGGCACGAAAGGCTGTACAGCGGCGTCTTTTATGACCGGTATATACGCGGGCTGTGGTGTGTCGCAGAGGGGCTTGTGTACCCAATGTTCGACAAAGAGAAAAATGTGACAAAAGAGCACATGACGTTCGGTGACTACTATATCGCGATCGACTACGGCACGATAAATCCCACGGCCATGGGACTGTGGAGGATAGACGGTGACACGGTGACCATGGAGAAGGAGTACTACTACGACGGGAGAGCACAGAAAAAGCAGAAGACCGACGAGGAGTACTACGCAGACTTGGAAGCCTTTGCAGGGAGCGTCCCGATCGTGCAGGTCATCATAGATCCGTCCGCAGCGAGCTTTCGAGAGTGTATCCGGAGGCACGGAAAATTCCGCGTAAAAGACGCAAAAAACGATGTGCTCGACGGCATCCGATACACGGCGTCCATGATCGCGTCCGGGAAGCTTAAGATACACGAAAGCTGCGAAAACACGCTGCGCGAGCTCGGCGTATATGCGTGGGATAGTAAGGCTACAGAGGATAAAGTCATAAAGGCAAATGACCACTCGATGGACCAGATGCGGTACCTGTGCTATACGATGCGGCACAGGCTGAAAGCGCAGCACGGAGAGTACGAGCTCCTTATGAGGTGAGAGGTGATATATATGGCTACATACTACTACGAGGACCTGCAGGCGTGCGGGGACGATGAAGAAAAGCGGAAAGTCTTTGCAAGAGACGCGATACGGGCACAAAAGTCCACACGGGCATACCGCACGGCGGAAGACGCGGAGAGCTACTACGCAAAGCACAATTTGACGATGGAGCGGTACAGAAAAGTGCTTTACACGCTGAGCGGAAAAGCCTATCCGGACATCTTTTCGGCCAACTACAAGCTGACAACGCTCTTTTTTAGGAGATTCGTCCTGCAGCAGGTGCAGTTTGTACTGTCAAACGGCGTGTCTTTTGAAGATCCGCAGACGGCAGAGACGCTTGGTGAGACCTTCGAAAACTCGTTGCAAAAGCTCGCCAAAAAATCCGTAGTAGACGGCGTTGCGTTTGGATTCTGGAATCTTGACCACCTTGAGGTCTTCTCTTTTGCGGAAACGCCGGTCGATGCGGGCTTTGCACCGATCTGGGACACGGAAACGGGCACCCTTATGGCCGGCGTGCGGTACTGGCACATCGACGATACGCTGCGATATACGCTGTATGAGGTGGACGGATACACGGAGTACCGTGAGGAAAGCGGCGTACTGTCCACCGTGCAGGAAAAGCGGCCCTATATACTGCGTCTGGAGACTTCACAGGCGGACGGCACATACATCGTCGGTGGGAGCAACTACGAATCGCTCCCGATCATCCCGATGTACGCAAACGACACCCATGAGTCGGAGCTGGTCGGCATCCGTTCAAGCATCGACTGCTACGACTTTATCAAGAGCGGGCTTGCAAATGTCATCGATGATACATCCAGCATCTACTGGACGCTGAAAAACACAGGCGGCATGGGCGATGTGGATTTGGCGAAATTTTTAGAGCGTATGCGATCGGTACGCGCTGCGGCGTTCGACGACGACGTAGAAGCGGAAGCCCACACGCTGGAAGTGCCGTATCAGGCGAGAGAAGCGATGCTCAGCAGGCTGAGAAGCGACCTGTATGAGGACTTCGGACTTTTAGACACGGAAAAAATCTTGAGTGGGAATCTGACGGCTACGGCGATCCGCATGGGCTATCAGACACAGGAGGACAAGTGCGGAGACTTCGAGTGGCACATCCGCACCTTCATATCGGAGCTTTTCCGGCTGCTTGGCATAAAAGACACACCCACTTTTGCATGGAACCGCGCGGCGAATCAGCTCGAAGAGACGCAGACGGTGATGATGGCGGCTTCATACCTCGATGACGAAGCGGTCCTAAATCACCTGCCGTGGCTTACGACGGATGAAGTGAAAGACATACTTGACAGAAGAGATGCAGAAAGCCTGTCAAGGCTCGGTGTGACGGAGGAAGCGTAGGATGCCATCTGACTACGGGCACAAAAAGACCGACGAAGAGCTCGAAGAGCTTGAAAAGCGGATAAGGCGCGTGTACAAAGAGGCGCGCGACGACCTGCAAGCGACCGTAGATGCATACTTTTACGCCTTTTGGGGGAGAGACAGCGAGATGCGCCGGCAGCTCGAAGCCGGAGAGATCACGGAGGACTACTACCGGGAGTGGCGGCTTGCGCAGATTGGGCGCGGAGAGCGCTTTGAAGCGCTGCGGGATGAAATGGCGGAAAGGTACACGCAGGCGAACGAGCTTGCCGTGAGCTATGTCAACGACGCGACGCCCGGCATCTATGCGCTGAATCGCAGCTACATGGCGTACACCATAGAGCAAGTGGCCGGGGAAGTCAGCTTTACGCTCTTTGACGAGCAGACCGTGCGGCGGCTCATCATAGAGCAGCCGGGTCTGATGCCGAACTATCCAGCAAAAAAAGCCATACAGCGCGGGATTGACCTTGCGTGGGGCAAAAAGCAGATCACAGCGTCTGTCACAAGCGGTATCTTGCAGGGACACGGTGTAAAGCAAGTCTCGGAAGACCTGCAAAAGCGCATACAGACGATGAGCCAAGAAAGTGCCATCCGCACGGCTCGAACAGCGCTTACGGGAGCGGAAAACGCCGGGCGCATGGACACGCTTTCCGAGGCGAAGCGGCGCGGGATAGACGTGCAAAAAGAGTGGGTCGCAACGATGGACGGGAGGACGCGCCACTCGCACCGTGTGGTAGACGGTGAAGTCGTGGACGAAAGCGCGAAGTTTTCAAATGGGTTGCGGTACCCGGGAGACCCCACAGGACCTGGACGAGAGGTGTATAACTGCCGCTGCACGATGGTCGGAAAGATGAGCAGCGTGCGCGAAGCGGAGCTGCGTATGCGCCGCGTCCGAAACCCGGAAACGGGGAAGTACAAGCTTATACAGGATATGAGCTATACAGAGTGGGAAAAGTGGAAAAAAGCGCAGACAGAAAGCGGTGAAAAGTAGTGAGCTTTCAAGGACACGCAGACGAAATCCTCGCTGCGATGCGCGCCGCCACGGCGGAAGCGCTCGAAAAAGTGGGAATACAGGCAGAAGATTACGCGAAAAAGCTGGCGCCGGTAGACACAGGACGGCTTAGAAACAGCATAGCACACAAGGTGGACACGCGCGGAAAAGCGGTCTACATCGGCACCAACGTCGAGTACGGCATATATCAGGAGCTCGGCACCGGCCAGCATTACCCGGGCGGGAGAAAAACGCCGTGGGAATACCAGGACGAAAAAGGGAAATGGCACTGGACGCGTGGATGCGAAGCGGTCCCGTTCCTGCGCCCTGCGGTGAAAGACCACAAGCAGACATACATCAACATCGTCAAAGAATCCTTACAAGGAAAGTAAAAAAAACCGTGCGCTGACTGTCAAGAGCCAACGCACGGTTTTTTGAAAGGAAATATAAAATGCAAGCACGTAAACGAGCTTACATGAACATCTTACACCAACTTGGCAAAAAAAGCAAGCAAAAATGCTTGCTTTTTTGTGCCCGGAAAAGCAGATCCGGGCCATATCACCGCAAAGAAAAGCGGAAAACTCGAAAAGAATGAGAGGTAAAAGACATGGCACTGACAAGAGCAGCACTCAAAAAGCTGGGGATTGAAGAGGACGCGGTCGAAGCGATCATCCAGATGCACGCAGAGAC